TACATAGAAGATTTTCATGCTTTAAGTCCTTCTGAAAAAGAAATTATACGCAGTGTTAAAAGAACTGCTTTAGTTTTAGGTGAAGTAAAATTACTAAATCCTGTCGATGAGGAAGGGCAACCTCAAGAGGATTATTTAGATAAGTGGACACCTTGTGTTTTTGAATCTAAAAATATGCCGTCTTATAAGAAACTTACTAAAGTGTATACGACTTTACAAAACAAACACGGTGAGACAGGCACACTTGTCTTTACTCAAAAGCTTACTGGTGTAGAGGAAGAGATGGCTAACGGTAATACTTACGCTGTTTTTGATGCTGAGGTAGGGGAAAGAATAGGTCACTTAGAAGATGATTCTGATAAGCTTATGGTGTTTTCTGATTGGATTAGTAGACACGATAAGTACGTAACAGATGAGTGGGATAGAGTTAATCAAAATTCTTTCAGTGCATCTGATGCTGAGTTAGTATCTGAGATGGTTGATGTGGAGGAGTTTGATTGATGCATCCTGCAGAGCTAAAAGTTAATCTGTTTTTACAGAATGCTCTAGAAGGTAAAACGACTGTAACGGAGGAGGTAGCTGATAAGGTTGCCTCTGACGTTAAGTCAGCAGTACTTAAGCAATTCTCTGGTGGTTCAAGAGATAACTTCCGTTTACGTATGAGTAATATAGGTAAGCCTAAGTGTCAGTTGTGGCATCAAAAGAATAAAGCTGAAAGCAAAGCACCTTACGAACCTCACTTTTTAATTAATATGATTATAGGTGATATTGTTGAGGCAGTCTTTAAAGGATTACTTACATCTTCAGGTATCGTGTTTGATGATAACGATACAGTTTCTTTAGATTTAGGAGAGCTAGGTGAAGTAAAAGGCGAATACGATATGGTATTAGATGGTGCAGTTGATGATGTTAAGTCAGCTAGTGATTACTCATTTAAAACTAGATTTGCTTCGTTTGAAAAACTAATAGAAAAAGATACTTTTGGTTACATACCTCAGTTAGTAGGGTACGGTGTAGCCGCTAATAAAAAGATAGGAGGCTTCTGGGTTATTAATAAAGAGAACGGTTCTTTTAAATATGTCAGCGTGAATGCAGTCGATAAAGAATCTGTTTTAGAAGAAATAAAAGAAACTGTATCGTACATACAAGAGGATAAACCTTTTGAGCGATGCTTTAAACCTGTACCTGAGTACTACAATAAACAACCTTCAGGCAATACTAAATTAGGTGAGACTTGTAGATGGTGCAACTTTAAAAGTGTCTGTTGGGAAAACCTACAGACGTTACCCTCCAGGGTATCAAAAGCAAAAATACCACCTATGGTAGATTATATTGAAATTAATGATAACAAGGAACTAAAATAATGAGCAGGACATTTACTGTAAATGATGAGTCTTACTTAGAAGAAGACATGAATGAAGAACAAAAGAAAATGTTTTATGAGGTTTTAAACGCCCAAAATGATATGGCTTCTATAGCTCGTCAGCATAGAAGTTACGAAGCATATTCTAAAATAATGAGTCAACAATTAGCACACTCTTTAACATCAGAAGATAATACTGAAGAACCAACTTCAGAAGATAGTGCTGAAGAATCTAGTGAGGAATAGGTACAATCCTAAGTGGAATACGTATCGCAGTGGATTAGAAGATAGATTAGTAGCGTTTCTATCTGAGATACAAAAAGAAGTCAGGTATGAAAAGTTAAAGATAGAGTGGGAAGACCTACGCTATCGAACATACACGCCTGACTTCTTACTAGATAACGGTATTATAGTTGAAGCTAAGGGCTTGTTTGATTCTGATGATCGTCATAAACATAAATGTGTTAGACGGCAACATCCTGAATTAGATATACGTTTTGTGTTTAGTAACTCTCGTGCTAAGTTGTACAAGGGTGCTAAATCTACTTACGCTGATTGGTGTGATAAGAATAAATTTAAGTGGTCACACAGAATTATACCTGAAGATTGGCTCAATGAAAAAGGTAAAAGGCGTACAACTAAAAAAGTAGTAAAGCTTAAAAGTAAAAAAAGGAAACAACTATGACACAAGAAAATAGTGTAGAAGAAAATGATCATACTTACTTGTTAGCTTTTATTGCATCAAAACATGATTCTTTTAATGATTGGGATCAAATGTTTGAAATGAATGCAATGATAAGTCCAAACAATAAGGATGACAAAGAAACTAAAAGGTACTTTTTATCTTTAATAAATATGGTTCATCATTGTGTTTATTTATTAAGAAATGATCCAGAGTTTAGAGATTTTGTTATAGAGGATCTTGAAATAAAAGAAAAAATAGAAAGAGGCAATAACGTGATTACTTTATTTAGTCCTACGAAAGGTTCAGCATAATATGGCGAAGTGGGCAATGGAAGAATGGAAACCCGAAGAAAGTAAAGATAAGATTGATGTAGTTAATAGACCAATGCACTACAATCAAAATACCTTAGAGTGTATAGAAGCTATTGAAGCGTTAGTATCTACGATAGATAAAAGATATGCGTATCATGCAGGTTCTATACTTAAATACCTGTGGCGGTTTGAATATAAGAATGGATTAGAAGACTTAGAGAAAGCTGAATGGTATCTAAAAAGATTAATAAAAAAATATAAAGAGATACATAAATGAAAACCTTCAGCGTTACTATGATTGTTAATGTAGATGAACCCAATAATTTCTTAAGTGCAACAGAGGATCTTCATACTGAAGACATATTCGATATGTTTCACAATATGATATACGACATAGATGATGTAACTATAGAAAATGTTTTAGTTAGACAACGAAAATGAATTGTTGGCACTGTGGTACACAATTAATATGGGGTGGAGATCACGACATAGAAGAAGAAGATGATACGTGGGTTATGGTTACTAACTTAAGTTGTCCTAACTGTAATGCACACGTAGATGTATATTTACCGAAAGAAGATAATAATGAGTGAAATTGAAATAAGAATAACCCCTGAAGAACAAATGCTTAAAGAGTTTATACAGACGTTTAAAGGTTCTTTAGATTTAAGACTATGGATGAATTTAATAGAAGAAGAATTAGTAGAACTCAGAGCAGAGGACTACGGTACAGAAGCACATTTAAAAGAACTCTGTGATGTTATGTATGTGTACAATGGTATGATGTTAACTATACCTAAGTTTGCAGGAGATCTTATAGGTGAAGAAGAGCTATCTAAAATAAATAATATAAATGATAAAGCTAGGGATGTTATTACCCAGTTTTTTAATCTTTATACAGCAGAGGTAGTAGGAGAAGCTTTTACGCGAGTACACAAAAGTAATATGAGTAAGTTAGGGCGTGATGGTAAGCCTATCTTTAGAGAAGATGGTAAGGTTCTTAAAGGACCAGACTATAAAGAACCAGACCTATCAAATTTAATTTTAAACAAAAAGGATGAGCAATGAATAATTACCTACCAACCGACTACCAAGCCTTTATTCACACATCACGCTATGCTCGTTGGTTAGAGGATGAGAACAGAAGAGAAACCTGGAGTGAAACTGTAGACCGTTATATGACTAATATAATTAGACCTCATATAAAAGATGATGCTACATACAATAAAGTACAGGAATCCATACTAAACCTTAGTGTTATGCCCTCGATGCGATCTATGATGACTGCAGGAGCTGCTGCAGCTAGAGACAATACTTGTATGTACAATTGTAGTTACTTACCCGTAGATACTGTACAAGCCTTTGATGAGGCGATGTACATCCTCCTCTGTGGTACTGGTGTCGGGTTCAGTGTCGAGAGGCAGTTCGTTCAACGGCTTCCTGATGTTCCTAGTCTCACTGACAGTGACACTACTATTATCGTCAAGGACAGTAAGGAGGGGTGGGCTAAGGCTCTTCGTCAAGTTATTGTACTCCTGTATGCTGGTGAAATACCTAAGTGGGATGTGTCTGCAGTTAGACCTGCTGGTGCTAGGCTTAAAACGTTTGGTGGTCGTGCATCTGGTCCTGCTCCTCTTGTTGACTTATTTAATTTTACTGTAGCTATCTTTAAAAGCGCACAAGGTAGAAGGTTAGCTTCTATAGAGTGTCACGATTTAATGTGTAAGATAGGTGAGATAGTAGTCGTAGGTGGTGTTCGTAGATCCGCTATGATTAGTTTATCTAATCTTTCAGACGATAGAATGCGTCACGCTAAATCAGGTATGTGGTGGGAAAGTAGTCCACACAGAGCCTTAGCTAATAATTCAGTTTGTTATACCGATAAGCCTGACATGGAGACATTCATGCGTGAGTGGGTAGCATTAGTTGAAAGTAAATCAGGTGAACGTGGTGTGTTTAATAGACAAGCGTGTAAAGATCTAGCTTTGCGTAGTGGTAGACGCAACCCTGACTTTGAGTTTGGTACTAATCCTTGTAGTGAAATTAGCCTTAGACCACAGGAGTTCTGTAATCTATCTGAGGTAGTAGTAAGATCTACAGATGATGTACACTCTATAATGGAAAAAGTTAAGGTAGCTACTATCATAGGTACGATACAATCTACTTACACTAAGTTTCCTTACTTACGTAAAGCTTGGCAAAACAACTGCGAAGAAGAAAGATTATTAGGAGTAAGTCTTACAGGTATAATGGACAATCCTCTTATGACATTAGCTAATAAAGGTTTAAGTAAAACACTAAGGTCACTTAAATATGTAGCTATAGAAACTAACAAAGAGTGGGCAGGTCTCTTAGGTATACCGCAGAGTACCGCTATTACGTGCTGTAAGCCGTCAGGCACAGTATCGCAGTTAGTAGATAGTGCTTCAGGGATACACGCTAGGCACTCTAATTACTATATACGAACAGTGCGAGGTGACAACAAAGATCCTTTAACTAAGTTTATGACGGAGCAAGGTATACCTGCTGAACCTTGTGTTATGAAACCAGAAAATACGACAGTGTTTAGCTTTCCTGTAAAGTCTCCTAACAAGTCTGTAACACGCAACGATATGACGGCTATAGAGCAATTAAATTTATGGTTAATCTACCAAAGACACTGGACGGAACACAAACCATCTGTTACAATAACAGTACAAGACGAGGAATGGCTAGACGTAGGAGCATTTGTATACAGGAACTTCAGTGAGATGAGTGGTGTATCGTTTTTACCTCACTCAGATCACACTTACCAACAAGCACCATATCAAGAGTGTGGCAAGGAAGATTACAAAGCATTAAATGATATCATGCCTAAGAATATTGATTGGGCTAAGCTTTCTGGATTTGAAGCTGAAGATACCACTAAGTCTAGCCAGACCTTCGCTTGTACAGGTGAAGTATGTGAGATAGTTGATATAAATTAATGCAAAAAGAATTATTCCCTGTAGAGATATCTTACAAAAAATACTCTGAAGAGGAGAAGCTTAGAGAGTGCGTTAAATGTGGTATTTCAAAACCTTTATATTTATTTACACCTGCTAAATATGGCATTGATAAAGATACTATGAAAAATCGTACCCGTCCAGGTAGAACTTGTAAATCTTGTACTAATGCAGGTAAACAGTTACGTGTAAGGTTAAGAGAACTTTATCCTTTTCCTATAAATACAAACTACAAATGCCCTATTTGTAACCAAAACGAAGAACAATTAACAGCAGACGGTAGATTTTCTTCTGAATCTCCCTTTCAAGGACCAGAAAGAGTTTGGCATTTAGATCATTGTCACAAGACTAAACGTTTTAGAGGGTGGCTTTGTTCTAATTGTAATCAATCTATAGGTAAACTTAACGATTCCGTAGAGTGTTTAGAAAGAGCAATAAAATACTTAGAAAGAAACTTAGATGAACATTGAGAAAGAAGCAGAGTCTTACAGGTTAGATGTGAATAAAGAGTTCGTTAAGAACCTAAACGCAGCCTTCAGAGAGACTGAGCAGTTTATAATAAAAAACCTACACAACTCTGATGAACGGGATAG